GAGTATGCTATAGACTACTGGCCTTATGCCAGTGCATCTGTAGGTACTCCACGTTATTATGCACGTAAGAATAATACATCCATTTATATAGTACCAACTCCTGCTTCAGCCGTATCAGGAGAAATACAGTATACTCGTAGACCTATCCCTTTATCTTCTGCAACAGGTACAAGTGCAACAACATCCAACTACTTTAGTGAGTTTACATATAATGCTTTATTTAATGCATGTATGGTAGAGTCATGTAAATTTACAAAAAGTTGGGATGTACTAGAAGTATGGGAAGATAGTTATAGAAATTCAATTGATGGGTTAAGAAATCAAGCTAGACGTATGAGACAAGATGATATGGAAAGTCCACGGAATCCTGTGGGGGGTCCAAATCCTGTAATACAAGGAGCACAATAATGACTAAGCGTTCTGATATAAGTAAACAAGTTAGTAAACGAGGTGGAGGATATCCTAAAACTGGTAAGGGAACTTCATTAAAAAAGATTAATAAAGAACGTGGACAATGGGAGATGCTTCCGGGTACTGGAACAAGTCCATACAATCCACCTAAATGGCGTAAGAAGAAAAAAGCTACTGTTACTGCTACACCAAAGACACGTACTGTAACAAAGGTACGAGGACCAGAAGATTATGCATCTGAAAATATGGCAGCAACACAACATGTTCATCAAAAAAATAAGGCTATGCGAGATGAATTTGTTAGACTAAAAGCAGAGAGGGATAAAAGAAGAGCAAGAGCATCTATAGCTGCACTAAATAAACCTACTGTACGTAGACCTTTAACAGAAGAACTTCCTGCAATTCCTCCTACTCCTGTTAGAAATAAGGGTGGCAAGGTAAGTAAGAAATATAATACAGGTGGTAGACTAGTCTATGATAATCATCATGGTGGTAAGGTAGTTGCTGCTTCATATAAGGAGATATAAGATGGGACCACATACAATATTAAAAAGTCCAGCAGATCTGGAAAAGATCACTGGCAAACCTACAGGGCAAGGTTATGGTGCTGCTCGTAAAGGTCCAGATGTTGTGGGTACTACACATGAAGTAGTTGTAGATTCTAAATATGAAAAGGGTGAAACTTTTACCCTTGATAATAATAGTGTAAAGAATATTCATATTAAGTAGTATTACTATGGCCGCAAGAAATATAGTAAAAGGTGTAGTTAAAAGTATCAAAGAACTACAAAAAATGATAGATGATGCTAGTTTAAAGCCTACATCTAAAAAAACTACTGCACCTGCAAAACGAGGTAGACCAAAGGTATATCCACCTAAACTAGTAAAAGAAGCTAGACGATATGGTTATAGATCTACAGGAAAGTATGTAGAAGATAAAGCAGCTGGTACACTTAAAAGCAGAGAAGTAAGTCCTGCTTCTGCTAAAAGAAGAAAAACAGTAGCAGCAAATAAAGCAACATTAGCACAACATAAAAGTACAGTTAAACAAGCCTCCAAGTTATCTTCACGTAGTGCTCAAGCAAAAATTCTTGAGGAGGAAACTCCTGAATTATATACAACTATATGGAAGAATCTCAAATTTAGTTCTCCAACGGCTTTTAAAAAATCTAGATTTAAAGGATTAGATGACGAGCTAGAAAGTTTATATGAAAGATATAAAGTTAAGAAACCAGAAAAAATACCTGATGAGGTAAAAGAACAACTAACAGCATTAACTCTTAAACAGAGAAAGCAAGCAGAAGAAGCTGCACGAAAAGAAATAGGAAGACGATTAGGTCTACGTAGTGGATCACCATACTTTAAACAGGTAACAGAACAACGTAAATTTTCAGCTCCTAAACTTAAAGGAGAATCTCCAGAAGATAGACTTAAACGAGTTGGTCAGATTGGTCGTATACTGGAAGAGACACCTAGCCAAAGAAATTTAAGAATGAGTGGAGAAGTACCTGCTGGTGGTATACGAGGTCATATTAAATCTCTTGATGAAACAGTTGAAGATCCATATCGTATAGGTGGTCAATACCATCGTGGTGATCATATGGTTGCCTCACCTATAACAAGACATAATATAGAACCAAACATTTATGCAGTAATGGATGAAACATTAGGTGCTCCTATTGGTAAACAAATTTTACATCATGGCGAAACACGATTACCTTCTTTAGATATAATGGGGCCGGGACGTAGACCAGCACAAGGAGGATACTATAGTGAGACTATGATTCGGGGAGATAAGCCACTTTCAAGAAATATAATGGCATCTCGTGATCCTCAGTTTGGAGTACTTAGACCAAAAACTGAAATGGATTTTACTCCTAGAGAATTAAGACAATTTAATCAATATTTAAATAATACATATCCTAAGTTAAAAGAATCTGATAAAGATAATATTATTGCAAGTATGATTAATACAGGTAGAGCTAGACTTCCCGAAGGTTTTACTAATCCTGTAACAAAGGATAGAAATATAATAGGAACACAACCACCAGCTTATGAAATAAGAACTCCAGTTGAAACGGCTGGTCAATTACCACCAAGATTCGATCAAGCTACTAATCAATGGGTTACAGATGCTCCAACATTAGGAATGTCTGGTAGATTATCTAAAGGACTTAGAGAAAGAAGAGAAACTCTAGTTCCCCCTGCTTCTCAAGTAGCTAGAGAAATGGGCTATGGAGGATATACTATTCCTAAAGATAAAGCTATGGACTTGGAAAATCTAATAGACTTGGAAAATATCGGAGCAGCACCAAAGATGATATCTCCTCGTGCTCAGAAATATGCTACCGAATCTCCTTATCCTACTCTGCCAAGACGAGCTACAGGACCAGATCCAAAAACAATTGTAGAAAATATTATTTTAAAACGTGTAGCTGCCAGACAGCAAATGGCTGGAGAAGATGTAGCAGCAGGAGAAACTGCTAGAATGGCAGCTAAAGCAGCTAGACAAGCAACTACTCCTACCTTTCCTCCAACAAGACCTTTTACTCCTACTAATGTTCCAGCAGGTGTTAGAGGAACAAGGCAAGTAGAAGGTACAGCAAGTCCTTATAGTGAAGGAGTAGATCAATTTATAGATGCTCCACGGATACGAAGAGCACAAGGAGAAGTGGAAACTTTTGGATATTCTCAACCTTCTATGCCAAGGCCAACTAAAAAACAGTTGACACAGCAAAGAACAATGGCTAAGATGGAAAGAGAGATTATAGCTATACGAGCTAAAGGCAATGAGTTTACCAGAAAATTAAATGAAACATGGGAAACTCCAGAAACTTTAGCTAAGACAGCAGATTATAAGAAATGGAAAAAGAAAAGAGAAGCCCTAAAGAAGAAGATTAAAAAACAATTTCCTGATTGGCAAGATCAACGTACTGGAGATCCTATGGTCAATACATTTAAAAAGGGCAGTAGTATAAGACGTAGTGGTGGTGGACAAGTTAAAAAACCAAGAGGATGGGGCAAAGCCCGATATAAATAAAGGAGATTATTATGGTTGCAAGAGCAATATATAATATTGGTAAAGCTGTATTAAAGGGAAGAAAGAAACCTAAGTGGCAGGGAGAGGGTGATGCTCCCATGAGAGGGCGTAGAAAACCTAAATCGGGTGAAGGCGAAGATCCTTTACAAGCTAAAGGTTATAGAGATGCAGAGAAAGCTCGTAAGGCAGCTGCTCGAAAACGAAGAGAAGCAGCCCGAAGAAGAAAGAAGCAGCCATCTAAATATTCAGAAGGTACAGATCCGTATGTAAAAGATCCTACTGTTCGTGGGACAAGAAGGTCAAGGTTTAATAAAAAGAAGGCAGCTGCTGCTGTAATTACTGGTACAGCTGTTGGTTCTCTTCTTCCTAAACGATCATCTGATAAGAAGGATACAAAGCCTAAAGGAAAAGATGTTAATCCAACTATGTATGGAATGAATAAGGGAAGAGCTAAGAAAGCTGATCGAGTTGTTGTTCCAAAGTCTGACCCTAAACCAACTACTCCTGTTAAGAAAAAAACTTATGTAGTAAAGTCTGGTGATACTCTTTCAGAAATAGCAAAACGAACTGGAACAACTCTTAAAAAATTAAAAGAAGCTAATCCACAGATTAAAAATATTCATAAAATATTTGCAGGACAAAAAATTAAATTACCCGGACGTACTGAGATATATAGAAAATCTGTATATCAAGGAATGAAAAAGTCTGAACTTTCCCGGCGTAAGGGTGGAGTAGTTAAACGTAATCAAGGTGGCATGATTGGTGTAGGTGCTGCATTACGTGGTTATGGTAAAGGATATAAAACAGATGCCTTTTAAGTCAAAAGCTCAAAGATCTTATATGTATGCTAATCATCCCAATATAGCTAAGAATTGGACAAAGAAGCATGGTGTAGCTGTACAAAAGAGAACAGGTAGTAAACCGATATTAAAAGGAAAAAGGAGAACAAAATGAACCGTATTATAAATAGATTTAAAGAACCATCATCTTATGCTGCATTGGCAGGTGTTCTTGCTATGGTCGGTATTTCCGTACCAGTGGAACTATGGCAGAACATAGTTATGCTTGCTTGTGGTGCATCAGGTGTAGTAGGTTTCTTCATGAGTGAAACACATCATACTCATGGTAAAAA